CACTCTCAGGCTCTCCGAGGATGAGATTGGTTTGCGTTTCGATGCGGATTTACCCGACACGACAGAGGCTCGGGACCTGTGGACCTTAATCCAGCGCGGTGACGTTGATCAGATGAGCTTCGCTTTTCGCGTTATTCGTCAAAAGTGGAGTGCGGACCGCACAGAGCGCACACTCACAGAGGTGTCGCTGGCAGACGGCGACGTCTCAGTCGTGACCTACCCCGCTTATCCGACTACATCTGTCGAAGCTCGTGAGCACTTACAAAACGCCATCCAAGCGGTCAAAGAGGGACGCGAGATCTCAGGCGAGTCGCTTTTGGTCTTGGAGAGCGTCTTTGAGGACTTGACTGAAGGGCACGACTACATCATGAAAGCCGTCGAAGTGATGGCGTCGCTGATGAGTGCCCCAGATGCGCCAGTCGCGGACGAGCCTGCCGACGATACACCGATGGAAGAAATGCCAGTCGCTGGCCGCTCGATCTCACTTCGTCTTGCGAAGGCGATCGTTAACAACACAAAATAATTCTGCTGGCAAATCGCTAGCAGATACCGAAGTCGGAGCGAGACTCACACCCCAACAGCGCCGTGAGAAATGTCGCCACCACCTCGATTCCAAACTCATAAGGAGCCGAATACAATGTCATTCCTTGACAAAGTGATCGAGCGCCGTGATGCAGTCAAGGCTGAAATGGACGCAGTTCTCGAAGCAGTAGCTGAAGAGAACCGCACCGACCTTACTGTAGAGGAGACCGAGAAGGTTGACGCTCTTGTAGAAGAGTCACGTTCGCTGGATACAAAAATCCAAAAACTGCGCACACAAGCAGAAGCAGATGCAAAAGCTGCAGAAGCACGTGCCGCTGTTGCATCAATAGCAACACCAGCTTCAGTGGGTGGCGCTCGCGTTATCTCTGAAGCACGCACTTACACTGCAGAATCTGGTAATTCGTTCGTACAGGACGCATTCAACTCACAGGTTCGCAACGATTTCGCAGCAACTGAGCGCCTCGCTCGCCACATGAAAGAAGAGTCTGTCGAGCGTCGTGACGTCGGCACACCAAACTTCGTTGGCCTTGTGGTACCACAGTACCTCACAGAGTTGGCTGCTCCTCTGGCCCGCGCAGGACGCCCAACGGCTGACTTCGCAACCAACAAGATGAGCCTACCACCAAGTGGCATGACCATCGAAATCTCCAGGATGACCACTGGCACCTCAACGGCAGTCCAAGAAACACAGAACACACAAGTCTCTGAGACTGACGCAGATGACACGCTGCTCACCGTTAACGTGAGGACGATTGCTGGACAACAGGACCTCTCTCGACAAGCGATCGAACGCGGTACAGGCATCGACTCTTTCGTCGTTGCAGACCTCATCCGCTCGTGGCACACAACACTAGACGCGCAGGTTCTTAATGGAACAGGCTCGAATGGCCAAATGAAGGGCATCCGCGTTTCTGGTGGTAACGCAGTTACGTTCACAGCTACAACACCAACAGTCGCACTCTTGTATCCAAAGCTGGCTGATGCGTTGCAACAAGTACAAAGCAACGTCTTCACAACACCGACTCACTGGATTATGCACCCACGCCGTCTCGCATTCTTGCTTGCTGGTGTTGACAGTTCAAATCGTCCGCTCGTAGTTCCAACTGCAGGCGGTCCAATGAACACCGTAGCGTCAGGCGCTGGAGTTGCGCAATATGCCAATTCTGGTTACTCGCTGCTTGGTCTCCCAATCATCACAGACGCAAACGTCGGCACAACCTACGGCGCAGGCACCAACCAGGACGAAGTTTACCTCGTTGATGCTCGCGAAATGCACCTCTGGGAACAACCAGGTTCACCGTTCTCGCTTCGTTTCGATGCGACATCCCCAGGCAGCTTGACGATCAAGACTGTCGTTTATGGGTTTAGCGCATTTACAGCAGAGCGTTATGCGGCAGCCGCTTCCATCATTTCTGGAACTGGCTTAGCAGCACCTTCTTTCTAATCTGAAAGAATCTAGTACGAGTGCAGGGCAAGTGGGACACCCCCGACTCATTTGCTCTGCACCCCTCGGGGGGGGCGCATGAAATCTGGCCACAAAGTTTCGATCGGAGTCTGTGACCCAGGCACCGTGAACGGTGATTTTGCCTTCAGCCTCATTCAACTCGCACAGTCGAGGGCTGCGAGGCTCGGGCCGTTTGTTCGAGTCAAAGGCAACGGACTACTCAGCAAGTTGCGCAATAGAGTCGTCAAGTCGTTTCTGGACAACACAAGCTCGGACTGGCTGCTGCTGGTCGACTCGGACGAGCGATTAACAACCGCGACTTTTGATTTGCTGATTGATACGGCGCACGACGCAGAGCGCCCAGTGGTCGCGGGTTTAGTCTTTGCAGCTTTCAAAACCAACGGCGACCTCTACCCGAAACCCGTCCCCGCGATCTTTCAAGACACCCCCGAGGGGTTCTTGCCCTTATTTAAGTACGACCGCAACGCAGTCTTTGAAATAGACGCATGCGGGACTGGGTGTGTACTCATCCACAGAAGCGTGCTCGAAAAGATGCGCGAGATGGCCGACCCACACCAAGGCACCGACTGGTGCTGGTTCTGGGATGGTCCGCTAAACGGCGAGTGGATAAGCGAAGATCTGCTTTTTAGTCGTAGGGTGCGCCAGCTCGGGTTTCCGATTTACGTTAACACCGCCGCGGTACTGCCACACCAAAAGAGTTACTGGCTTGAAGAAAGCCACCACATCGCTTGGCAACTCAACGAGAACAGCTAGAGAAAAGGAAAAAACGTGGCCCTAATTAACGCCTACTGCACTCTGTCAGACCTTAAGACGAGCCTCGCAATCGAAGACATCGCGGACGACACTGCGCTCGAAGCTGCCATTCTCACAGCCAGTCGCATGATAGACGATTACACTGGTCGGTTTTTTTACCGAGACGGCACGACCGCGAGTCCAGTTGTTCGCTTCTACACAGCACAAGACTGGTACTCCTGCAACACCGACGATTTTGTATCACTGACTCAAATCGCTACAGACGACAACTTTGATCAGCTCTACACAACGGTTTGGGCCGCAGACGACTACATGGTTGAGCCTATTAACAACCCCCGCCGAGGCTGGCCGCTTTCTCGTTTGTTGGCTATCGGTTCCTACATCTTTCCGTACAACTTGCCGCAGTCTGTCAAAATCACTGCAGTTTGGGGCTGGCCTTCTCTTCCAGCTGAGATTTCAATGGCATCGAAACTCCAGGCTTCGCGGTTGTTTATTCGTCGCCAGTCACCTTTTGGCATAGCGGGCACTCCAGACCTTGGCACAGTGCGCTTGTCGTCGCGTCTTGACCCAGATGTTGAGGCTTTAATTCGCCCATTCAGAAAGATGAACGGACTCGTCGCGTGATCATCAGCGACATACGCGAGGGCATCAAAACAAACCTCTCGTCTATCGACGGGTTGCGCACTTACGACCTTGTTCCAGATGTAATCGTCCCGCCCTGCGTTGTGGTCGGTCAGCTCGATTTCACTTTCGACCTTAACAACGCCCGCGGCCTAGACCAGGCCAATCTTGATGTGTTCGTCATCGTTCAACGCTTCTCGGAGCGCACTGGGCAGGACAAGCTAGACAAATATCTAGCGGGTTCGGGTGACAGCTCAATCAAGGCGGCCATAGAATCTGACCGCACTCTAGGTGGTGCTTGCGACACGTTGCGAGTCACTTCAGCGGAGTCTGGCACTTATCAAATGGGCGACATCGACTACCTGTCCTATCGCTACCGCTTAACCGTATACGGCCAAGGAGACTAGAAATGTTATACACAATCACCTCTGACACCCTTGCGGTGCCAGGTAAGCAAAAAGGCGACACGGTCGTCGAGAAAGAATTGCTAGAAGCTGGGCTCAACGTTGCTGCACTTGTCAGCGGGGGGCACCTATCGAGCAGTAATCCAGCCAAAACACCAGTAGAAGGAGCCGAGTAATGGCCCGCATAGTCCTAACGAACGCGTTTATCACCATCAACGGAGTAAACCTCTCCGACCACATCGCCAGCGTCACATTGACAACGAGCGAAGACGTCATCGAGACGACTGCTTTCGGCACAACAGCACGCACACGTGTCGCTGGCCTGGCAGACAACTCCATCGCACTCGAGTTTCACCAAGATTACGCAACGAGTTCTGTTGAAGTAACTATTTACCCGCTGCTTGGTGCAGCTCCAACTGCAGTCGTGGTCAAGCCAAACGGCACAACCACATCAGCATCGAACCCTGCTTACAGTTTTAGCGCTTTGGTCTCCGAATGGACACCACTCAACGGCGCCGTTGGCGAACTCGCGACTGCATCAGTCACGTGGCCAATCGATGGCGCCATTACAAAGGTGACTGCGTAATGGCCCGCATCGTCCTGACTAACGTTGCCGTCACTTTCGGCACCACCGACATTTCATCATATGTTACTTCTGTCGCTTTGTCCTCGTCGTTTGACGTTGTAGAGACGACAGCTTTTGGCAACACAGCACGCACACGCGTCGCTGGACTTGCTGACAATAGCGTGGCCTTGGAGTTTAATCAAGATTACGCGACTAGCGCACTCGAAGCAACAATCTACCCAACACTCGGCACGGCGGTTTCATTAACCGTGCGCCCAGTGGCTGGTGTGGAGCCTGCTTACAGTTTTAGCGCTTTGGTCTCCGAATGGACGCCACTCAACGGCGCCGTTGGAGAGCTCGCAACCGCTTCGGTCACGTGGCCGATCAGCGGCGTGATCACCAAATCTTAACACCACAAGGGGGAACAAATGGACGGCTTATCAATCAAGGTCAAAACCACCGACGGCATCGAGGCTTCTTACAAACTAACGCCTCGCGTTATCGTTGCATTCGAACAACAGTACGGCAAGGGAATGCCGAAACTGCTCGGTGAAGAACAAAAGATCGAGCACGTTTTTTGGCTAGCCTGGAAATGTATGGGCAGCGCTGGTGTCATTGTAAAGCCTTGGGGCCCAGATTTTTTGGACACCTTGATTACTGCAGAACTCGACGCTGACGATTCTTTCGGGTCCACCGAGACAGCCTGACCTACACGGTCGCTGCTGTCTCGGTGGAAACTGGCATTTCACCGATCGATTTACTCGACGCCCCCGAGGGGGTACTTGAGGCAATAACCGCGTACCTGAGAGAACGGGCGAAAAAGAGCAATGGCTGAAGAGGTGTTGATTCTCAGCGGGGTGGCAGAGACTCTAAAAGCGCTCAAAGAGTTCGACAAGGACGCGGTTAAACGGTTCAACAAAGTGATCAACACCGAATTAGCTGGTGCAGAGCGAGACGCCAAGGCGCTCGTGTCTGCTGCCAGTCAGTACGGCAACAACGGCACCCCAATGAGCGGGTGGAGCCCAAACGACCCAGCCCGCCCACGTCGTTCAACTCGTGGGGGTGCTGGCTGGCCAGGCTGGAACACTGGCGTCGTTCAGCAGGGCATCAGAAAGACAAAGGTGCAAGGCAAAGTCCGAGGGGATTACACCACATCAGCTGGCGCCTTACTCAACAAATCCGCGGCTGGAGCGATCTTTGAAGTGGCGGGTCGCAAAACCAAGTCTGGTTTTGGCGGCGGCGGTTCTGCTCAGTTCTTGCGGACCCTTGGCAACAGGTTCGGTCAAGCCTCTCGAATCGTGTGGCGCGTAGTGGACAAAGACAAAGACAAAATCCAAAAAAACGTCGCCAGGGCGCTAGAACAAGCCAAGGCTGAACTCCAGGTTCATTTGAACAGAAAGCGAGTCTAAGATGGCAGTTGGGGCAATAGTCGCTCGCATCCTGACGCAGTATTCCGACAAGGGCACGAAGTCGGCTGTTAAAGACATCGGCAACATGGAGAAAAAGTTCGGTGCATTCGCGAACAAAGCCGCCAAGGCTTTTGGTTTGGCAGCGATTGCGGCTGGGGCGTTTGCGGCCAAAGTAGGCTTTGACGCCGTGAGGGCAGCGACTGAGGACCAAAAGAGCCAGGTTCTGCTCGCCAATTCACTTCGCAACACAGTCGGCGCAACTGACGCTGCAATCGCTGCAACCGAGAACTACATCACGGCGCAGCAGGCTGCTTTCGGTGTAGCCGACGACAAACTTCGTCCAGCCTTTGCTCGTCTAGCGGCCGTAACGGGCAGCACCACCAAAGCCCAGACGCTGCTCGGTATCTCCATGGACATCTCGGCCGCCAAGGGTGTAGAACTAGACAAAGCTTCTGCGATGGTGGCCAAGGGCTACGGCGGCAACGTCGGAGCATTGAAAAAGCTCTTTCCGCAGATTTCAGCCGCCACGGTTAAATCAAAGGACTTTGCTGCAGCCCTGCGCGAAATCGCTGGAGAAACAGAAGGCGCCGCTGCTGCTGCAGCTAACACCTTCGCTGGCCAAATGGAACGCATCAAACTCGCATTCGGGGAAGCGTCAGAGTCTTTGGGCTACAAGCTCCTGCCACAGGTCCAGGCGTTTGCTGATCTTATTATTAACAAAGCCATTCCTGCAGTGCAGAAGTTCGTGGACGAGAATGGCGACAAAATCGCCGCGGGTTTTAAGTCCTCAATCTCGTTCGGCATCGCTTTCGCCAAAACGATGTTCGACATGTTCAGTTTTGTGGCTCGCAATATCAAAGTCTTCGCTACCCTCGGCGCAGTGATCATCGCTGCTTTTTTTGGCGCAAAGGTAGCGGGTGCAGTGGCCGCCTTGGTTACGGGGATCCAGGCCATTATCAAAGTCATGAAGGCGCTGCGTACCGTGTCCCTCGCGTCTGCTGCAGCCACCGCTTTGGCGACTGGTGGTATTTCGGCCGCTGCTGGTGCTGCCGCTTTTGGTGTTGCGCTGGTGGGCATCGGTCTCGTGGCGAACAAGTTCAACAAAAACTCCGACAAAGCAGCCGATTCACTCGGCAAGTTTAAGTTCAACACTCAAGGCTTCACTGCGACAGCCAACGATTACACCAAAGGCATCGACGGGATGACAACTGCCACGGGTGGCCTAACGACCGCGCAACAAGAAGCCGCGAAATCCAGCGCCCTACTGCTGAAGCTTCAGGGCAAGTTCGGGCTTAAAGGCCTAAAAGAAACCGACCCGATCACACTTGAAGCGATTCGTAAAAACCAGCTGCGCCAGCGAAAACTCGGCATTTCAAGCCCAACCATCTCTCTGCTTGCATCGGCTGGGCACGGCAACATCGCCCAAAACACAACCAACAGCGGCGGGAACATCACGGTGAACGTCGCAGGCTCGGTCGTCTCTCAGGGCGATTTGGTCAACGGCATCAAAAACGGCCTTGCCACTCTTATGCGCCGACGTGGTGGCAGTCAGTTCGCGGTGCTGTAATGCCCGCAAACGCCCCAACACTCACAGTCGCATTCGGCATTGGTGGCACCTTTACGAACGTCAGTGCAGATCTGCTGCTTGCAGTTGATATCAGGCGCGGGCGTCAGTACCAAAACGATTTTCTCGAAGCTGGCACCGCTGCGGTGATCTTGAACAACCAGTCTGGGGCGTTTGACCCAAGCAACACGTCAAGCACGTGGTACAACGTTCTGGTCTCTGGCATGCAGGTGCGAATCACTGGCAACAGCACCGTGGTGTTCGCTGGGGCTCTCGAGGACAACGCGGTCAACCAGGGCATTTACCCGACTGTCTCGTTGACTTTTGTTGACGGTTTGGCCTCAATCGCTAAAGCAATCGCTCCAGCACTCGCTACCAGCCAATTTTCAGAGACTGCGGCTCTTCGAGCCGCTAGGGCTTTGGACCTCGCGGACTGGCCAAGTGGC